TTAAAATGACAGGGTTGCCGGTTGAATCATGGCAAAGTCCTCCTGGCCGGCAAACAGGAAGGAGAAATCACTCTCGCACACCCGTTTTACTGCCGGGTGCTGGATCATCCGCTCTGCGAAGATGACGTAGTACTCCTCCATCAGATCCTGGGTCTCGCCCAGCAGCATCACTCCCTCCCCTTCCAGGATCTCCTCCCGGTAGATGGTGGGCGCCATGAAGATGCCCTGGTTGAAGAAGCCGAACGCCTTCATCAGGGCTGCATCGTCAAACTCGCCGAGAATGCTGGGGGAGACCCCCTGCTGCTCGAACCACTGGGTCAGCTGGCGACCCATGGCGGTACGCCGCCCGGGGATCAGCAGCTTGCGCTCCTCCAGACAGGCGGGAAACGGCAGCGATGGCAGCGGCGCCTTGCAGAAGAAGCTGACCCCGCAACCACCAAGTCGCTTGGAGAGCAGGCCGGCGTGCTGGCTGGAGTCCACCGGGCAGTCGGAGAGGATCATGTCGAGCTTGTGTTCGCTCAGCTGCTCCAGCAACAGCTCGTGGGTCGATTCGAAGCAGCGCAGGTGGATGGAGCCATCATTGGGGATGACGGAGAGCAGCACCCGGCTGGCGAGGCGTTTGGAGAGAGCGTCGGCGATGCCGACATCGAACAGGATCTGGCTCTCCTTGCGGTAGTTGACGATATCCAGCATCTCGTAGGAGAGGCTGAACATCTTGTCGGCATAGCGGAACACCAGCTGGCCCAGCTCGGTCGCCTCCAGGGAGCGCCCCTTTCTTATCAGCAATTTGCCGCCGAGGCGCTGCTCCAGCAGCTTGATCTGGCCGGTGACGGTCTGCGGGGTCAAAAAGAGGGCTTCCGCCGCTTGCGTGACGGAGCCCTTCTTCTGGGTCATCCAAAAATAATAGAGATGGTTGTAGTTAAGGTGTGACACGCTATTTTCACTCCATCCTTAAAATGCCATGGCACCATCAAATTTCGTCGCCACTTTATCGCCACCACCAACCACAAATAACTCAACACATTGATTTAAAAGCATTTATTTAACTGCGCACAGTAGAGATGATTGTAGTTAAGGTGTGACATAGCCGGCCATATTGTTGTGTTTGCTGGAATTGGCATGATTTTCTGAACATATCAGATCACATCATTACAGGCTTTGCCGCCACTTTGTCGCCACATTTCTAGCGGGTTAAGTCTGGCTGCATCCTCAAGGTGATCAGGTGCAAAATGGGCATAGCGCATCGTGTCCCTGATGTTGGCGTGCCCAAGAATTTTTTGTAGAACCAGAATATTCCCACCGTTCATCATGAAGTGGCTGGCAAAGGTATGGCGCAGCACATGGGTGAGTTGCCCATCCGGTAACTCAATCCCAGTCGTTTTCAGCGCCCGCCCGAAGTCCAGATAACAGGGTTTGAACAACCGACCACTTCTATCACCGGTCATCAGTTCACCGTAAAGCGCCTGGCTGATCGGGACTGTCCGGTTTTTCTTGCCCTTGGTGTTGGTATAGGTGATCCGGAACGGTGTCACCTGCGAAGTTGTCAGCGCCTCGGCCTCTCGCCAGCGGGCCCCTGTCGCCAAGCAGATCTTGATGATGAGAGCCAAGTCAGGGTTAGGGAATTGTTGGGCAGCATGAAGCAACTCGGCAATCTGGGCCGGTTGCAAGAAGGTCATCTCAGGGTCGGGCGTCTTGATGCTCATCGTCGTTTGCAACGGGTGGGCATGCTGCCACTCGCCCAACCGAATCAGCTCCCCAAATACCGCCTTGAGGAAGGCCAGCTCCTGATTGACCGTTCGGGCAGTGATCGCCTTCTTGGCTCCCACGTTCCAACCGTTGTCGATCTCACCGGCCATCCGTTTGGCCCGATAGTGCGCCCACATCGACGGGGTGACATCGATCGCCTTGGGGTTGCCCATGCCGTTGCAGATGATCTGCAGTTTGGCCAGCCTGACCTGATTGCGCTTGAGGGTTTGCCCGTGAAGCTTGTACCAGAGATCGATCAGCTCCTGCAGGGTGCGATGTTCTTTTGCCTCATGCCCCAACCAAGGCTTGGCCTGATGTTCATCGAGGATGAAACGCTCCCAAGCCACAGCCTCGCCCTTGGTGACAAAGCGCTTTCTCTTGCGGGGGCCGGAACGCCCCTGAGGGTAAACCTCAGCCAACCAGGGGTTGGCCGAGCCGTCTGTTAGTTTACGAACTGTCATCGCAGTAAAGCCCCATCACTGGAGCGTTTTATCCATTTCGACCAGGCATCGTCAGCTTCTTACCACCTTCGAAAAGGTAGACGTCAGGTTCCCATTCAAACGTCAGCTTGCTGCGCTCCGTATTTCGCAACTTGACATCTTGATCCCTGAATTGGTTGTAGTCGAAACTACCGTTGTAAATAACAGTTTGTCCTGCGGGAATATCACCATCATTCGACAGGTTTATGCGTGTGATTGTTTCACCAAAAACGTCTTTGAATACCACGGTTCCTCGAACGCCAATCATTTTTTCAGTAGTGTTATTCTTGAACGCAACTTGAATCTCAAATAGGTCTGAAATGCGCCGCGCTTGGAAGTCTGAAGGGACGAATTTGAGTTCCATCAGACTTGTTGTTAGAGCCGCGTTCATTTCCTTCAAACTTTCCAATTGCTTCTTTTTAACCTCAGCAGCCAGTGCCTCCTGCTGAGCTTTCGCTTGGCGTTGTGCTTCTTCCCACGCTTTTTGGGTCTCTATCGCAGAGCCGATAGTTGTACCCTGTGGAATACCTTCGCCACCAAAGGCTTGACCCATGCCAGCTCGCACAGAATAAGCCAGCAACAAGCGCTTATCCTCTTCGCCTAACTTCTTGACTGAACTTTCCAGTTTGGTATCGGATTTCCAAGTAGATATGTCAGATGGTAAGACAGTCGTCTTTGGATCCACGGGGCCACAGCCGAAAAGCACTGCTGAAAATGCAATTGCAAGTACAACCTTGTTGTTCATTTTTTTATCCCTTTAGCTGATTGTTATTTAATAGAGAGCATTGCTACAAAACTCAGAATTTCTTACCAGCCCAAACAACCCTGCCAACCACATGCAGGTCTGCCCGTTGTTCTTTGGTGAATTCCCAAGACTGATAGGTGGGGTTATCGCTGACCACCTTCACGTCACCCAGGGGAGAGAACTGCAGGCGCTTCACGAACAGCCCGCCTTCCATCCGAATAACATGAAGACCATCCCTCGGCGCCTCGCCGTTGGCCATGTGCAGCAAGATGATGTCGTTATCAGAGATGGTGGGCTCCATGCTGTCGCCCTTCGCCCGGATCACTGCCAGCCGCTCGGGCTTTAACCCTTCCTTTCTCAGCCACTCGGTTCGGAACGCCATCGGTTCTGACCTCTGCTCGTCATTAACATACTGACCGTGCCCAGCGGAGGCGAACACCTGATAGCTGTCGATCTTTGTGAAATCAGAATCATTGAGTGCTAGTTGAGAGGACTCATTTTTGCGCATGAGCGCCGATGAAGATACATCAATGTCTGTTCCATCTGGCCAGCGCATTTCATCAGTACTGCATACTTTGTCTGTACCGTCTGGCCATTCAAAGGGTTCTCTCTGATGCGGAACAAGGATTGACTGCCACTTGTCACCGCATATCAACCACCTGATATCCACATTACCGGCAACAGCAATGCCGATCAGTCGCTCTACGTTGGGTAGCGCCTCAAGGTTTTCATACTTTCGGATTGATGTATCAGACATCCCGGCCCGGCGTGCAAATGACTTGCGAGACTCGCTACCCATGATCTGTTTCAAGCGCTCGGCAAAAGCCTGCCGATCAAAGTCGGACGGATTAAACGAAACCATAAGGAACCCCATTTCAGAGCAAATAACGACAAAAAGTTTTCAGCAAACCTTGACGAATGGTTTCATCTGCCCGAGAATTCCGAATACATAAGGTTTCGCCGCCTAGTATAGAGGGAACAAAATGGGACAAATGAAAGCAAACGATGACAAATCACCGGTGAGCATGCCACAAATGGCAGCATCTTTCACCCTGCCAGTTTGCTCTAAAGAGTACTTTGCCGAGAACACTGGCTTTAGCGAGAGGTATGTGCAGCTTCTTATCAGTGAAGGCTACCTGCCAATTCTCCCAAAGAAAGGACGCTCATCAAAAGTACTCATTAATCTTGAAGCCCTGCGGATGCAATGCCAATCCGTCGCGCTTGTCTCTCGTTGAGTCTCGTTTATTCACGGAGATACGACCATGTTTAAACAGGCCGCAACCAAACAGCAGCACTATGAGGCAGCTTGCGCACTTTTCGCTGCGCGCTACTCCATCGCTGATATCGCCAGAGAGTCAGGCATCGGTGAGCAGATGCTGCGCAACAAGCTGAACCCAGACCAGCCACATCAACTGACCGCTCGTGACTTGGTAGCCATCTACCAAGTCACCGGCGACGACACCCTGTTTGATGGCCTGCTGTTTGACTGCGGCCTGACTGCCGTTCGCCTGCCGGGGGCTGCCAAGGTTGCACCAGAGGCCCGCGCCCAGCAGGCACTCAATGCCAGCGCCCAGATCCTGGGCGTCACTGCCCAAGCCACCACCATCCTCGCCGGTGACCGCGTCACCAAGAACAACCGAAACACCGTCGTCACCGGCATCTGGGCTGGCATCGAGCACCTTGTGCTGCTGGCAACCGAAGTCGAAGACCGCTTTCACGCCGTCCCTGGTCTTGCGTGTGCTGCCGACATGGCCCGCGCAGCCCTCGGCGCATAGGAGACCAAGACCATGAGATTGATTTGCCCCCACTGCGGTTGCCATTCCACCACTCGTTCATCCACCAAGATGAGCCCGCTGACAGGCCATGCCTTTTATGCCTGTAGCAATGTCGACTGCGGCCACACCTTCAAGGCCGCGTTTGAAATCATCGGCACCATCAGCCCATCCGCCATGCCCAATCCGGCCATCGTGCTGCCGACCTGCAAGGGCGTGGGCAAAAACCACAAAACCATGTCGAAGAGCATCCCGCTCAAGGAGCCAGCATGAAACTTCGCGCCGAGCAGCCGGACCTGATCCCGCTGCCGTTTTTGTTGTTCACCCGCGCCACCGTCGTCACCGATAGCGACGAGCCGGTGATGCGCAACACCACCCGCACTGATGGCAGCTATCTGGAAGACCAGCGCGGCCGCCGTGGTGCGCTGCGCTTCAAGCCAGCTTGCCAGCCGCGCCGCCACTGGCTGGTCAGGCTGCTGCAGGCATAACCGGAGGGCCACCCCATGAACACCGCCAAGGTTTTCGAGCTCGTTCAACAGCCCAGCGCCAAAGACAAAGCGCTGGCAGAGATGCGCGGCCTGTTTGGCCGCAATGGGGCGGCCAGCCGCTGGTCACGCCTGTCTACCAAGGCCCGCGCCGTCATCTGCTACGCGGCCGGGGTGTCGACCACCCAAGCCGGGCGCGAGCTGGACCAGTTCGACTTTGAACAGCAAGAGGCCATTCGCCTCGCCTTGGGCGAGCTGCTGGCCACCTTGCACGAATTTGATGGCGGTGTGCTGCACCGCCGCGAATGGCACCGCACAGCCACCCGCTGCAACGAACCGACCCGCAGCGAGCTGGAGCAAGCTGCCCATGAAGAGAAGCGCCGGGCCGAGCTCAACGAGCAGGCCGGCATATTGGAAAGCCGCAGAGCGGTTGCAAGAAGAGTGGCCGGAAACGGCCAATAAAAAACCCCGCTATCGGTGTTGGCGCACCAGCGGGGCTTTCAATCAATCAGCGAGGGTTACCTCATGAACAATAGTACAGCAGAACAGGCGATCCGCAAAGTCGCCAACTCCTTGATAAATACCCACCGCCCCCAGCTGGGGGCATGCCATAGCACCGCCGTCGAGGCGAGCCTTGAGGCACTGGCAGAACTGGCCGACGAGTTGAGCCTGCTCGACATCTACGCCGAGCTGACCAAGCGCCTCGAGATCCTGCGTGGTGGCCAGCGGCCGCCGGTGATGGATATGGCGGCGGCCAAATCGCACCTACTGGCAGACGACCACGAAAACCAAAATGGGTCGGTCTACACCCAAGGGTTTAACCGTGGCTGGACTGAGGCTGCAGTCCACCCCATCAAGCAGTTCCCAGGCATCGACCAATGCATTTATGAGAAAGGCCGAGCAGACGGTCGCCGCGCCTTTGAAGAGGCATCAAAGACATGGTTCCAGCCGCCATTCGCCCACGCGCTGCAAGGGGGTGCCCAGTGATCGCCATCACCGCCAAGCACACCGCCCCATCACCGGCCGCTGCCGTCGCCTACCTGGTGCGCCACGGCTACATCAACGTCAAAAACTGCTGGCTGCGTGGCCAGCGCCAAGCCGCCCGCATCGAGCCGCTGCCGTCTGGCCGCGTCCGTGTTCTGGAAGGAGTAGCAGCATGAGCAACATGAAGTGTGAACAGTGCGGGCGCTACCGCCTGCCGGATCCGGCCGCCTTTCGCTGCGGTGACAAGGTGACCTTCAAGCGGGTGATCCAGCGCGCCAGAACCACCCAGCTCAAAGCGGTTGATGGCGTCATCGTCGAGGAAGGTGTTGCCACTGTGACAATTCGGGTTCGGGGTGGTGAAAGGGTCCAGGTCGCGCGCACCGGCATCACCATGCAGGGCGCGCCGGGTCCGCTGACCTATGAGCTGTTTGGCGTCTGCCGCTGCGAAGGAGGCCAATCATGAGCAGCACCACCGGCAATGTCATCGAGCGCGAGCTCTACCATACCCCGCCAAGCGCCGTTGCTGCGCTGCTGAACTGCATCAGCTTTCGCGCTGGCGATCACTTCATGGAGCCGTGCCGCGCAGAAGGGAACATCTTTGACCCTGTGCCGCTCCCTGCAGAACAGAAAGAGTGGGCCGAGATCCGCCATGGCCGTGACTACTTGGCGTGGGATTTTGGTCGCAAGTTCGACGTCATCATCACCAACCCGCCGTTCAGTCTGACCGAGGAGTTTTTGAGAAAGAGCCGGTCAGAGCTCGCGCCTGATGGAGCCCTGATTTATTTGCAACGGGTGAACTTCTTGGGAAGCAAAAAGCGGGTGCCGTTCTGGGCCGAAGTCGGCTTTCCGAACAAAACCCCGATCCTGGTACCGCGCCCGCGCTTTGTGAATGGCGGGTCTGACTCCTGCGAATACAGCTGGTTTGTCTGGGATAACGGCGGCCGTGTGAACCTGCCGAACGGCCTGAGCCATTTGATTGCGGAGGATGCAGCATGAGCCACCAACAACTGATCGACCAGTGGGTCGACAAAATGCTGAACGCCGAAGCACGACTGCACGGCCTGCAGCTTGACCTGGTAGACCTGCGCGCAGATGGCCCCCATGGCCAGCGCACCCCGGCCAGAACCCATCTGACCTTGTGCCGCCAAGCTCGTCAGGCCGCTCGCCAGGCATCAAGCAATATCCAGTCTCTCTACACCGGAGGCGCCATCTAATGACTCACCAGAAACCAGCCGGGCTTGCCCCGGCTTTGGGCGTCGTGCGCCCTGCAAACAGCCCAGCACCATCGCAAATGGTCACCCTGGAGCCCTGCACCAAGTGCCGCCAGATGGCGGTTTGCCTGCCGGTCACCGGCCGACACGGTCGCCGCGCTTACCCATACTGCGTCGAAACCTGCTGGCCACTGGCCCGCGCCGCCAGCGAAACCGTGGTGAAAGCTGACACCGCCCGCATCTCGATGCGCTGCAGCTGCTGCGGCGAGTTCGGCCATGTGCGCCCGGTCATCCTGGCCGGCAACCGCCTCACCAGCCTCTCTTTCTGCGAGTCCACCTGCTGGTCTGATCGGCTGGCCGAGATGGAGCTGGTGCCGACCTGCAGCGACTGCGGCCGCTACCTGCAGCCAAACGAGTATGCAGACCGTAAATGCGGGGTGTGCAAATGACAGAACAGAATTTCAGCCTATTCAACGAAATAGTCGTGGACAACTTCGCCGGCGGCGGTGGGGCCAGCACAGGGATCGAGACTGCTCTTGGCCGCAGCCCGGAGATAGCCATCAACCACGACCCCGACGCGATCTCCATGCACACCGTCAACCACCCAGCCACAGAACACTATTGCGAGTCGGTGTGGGATATCGTGCCGAGCGATGTGGTGGCCGGCCGCCCTGTCGGGCTGGTCTGGCTGTCTCCAGACTGCAAGCACTTCTCCAAGGCCAAGGGCTCGACCCCAGTCAGCAAGAAGATTAGGGGCTTGGCGTGGGTAACCCTGCGCTGGGCTGCGACTGTTCGCCCCCGTGTGATCATGCTGGAGAACGTCGAGGAGTTTCAGACCTGGGGCCCGCTGCTGATCGACTCTGATGGTAACGCTCGCCCGGACCCGGCCAAGAAGGGCCGCACCTTCAACAGCTTCATCAACGCCCTGCGCCGCCAGGGCTACAAGGTGGAGTGGCGGGAGCTTCGCGCCTGTGACTACGGCACCCCTACTATCCGCAAGCGCCTGTTTCTGATTGCCCGCCGGGATGGCGCCCCCATAGTGTGGCCCAAGCCGACCCATGGCGACCCCGCCAGTGCTGAGGTGAAAACAGGGAAACTGCAGCCATGGCGCACTGCCGCCGACATCATCGACTGGTCAATCCCGTGCCCCAGTATATTCCTCACTCAGGAAGAGGCCAAAGCCCAGGGGCTCAACGTTAAGCGACCACTGGCCGATGCCACAATGCGCCGGATTGCCAAGGGGGTGGAGCGTTTTGTCATCAATGCCGCCGAGCCGTTTATCGTGAACACCCGGAATGGCGAGCGCGAGGGGCAGCAACCCCGTGTCCGTGGAATTGACCATCCACTTTGGACTGTTACGGCGCAGGGGTCGCAAGGGGCTCTTTGCATCCCGACACTTGCCCCGTTCATTACAGAGCATGCCAACGCCAGCCATCAGCGCAACATGCCGGCCGATGAGCCCCTGCGCACCATCTGCGCCCAGGTAAAGGGCGGGCACTTCGCTCTGGTGGTGCCGGTCATCGCTCGCCAGTTCGGCAACTCTGTCGGCCAATCCGTAGAGGGCCCACTGGGTACAGTGATGGCCAAAGCCGACAAGAGCCAGTTAGTGACCGCCTTCCTGGCCAAGCATTACACCGGCGTCGTCGGTGCAGAGGTGACCCAGCCGCTGCCGACTGTGACTACCGTTGACCACAATGCGCTGGTTACCAGCCACCTGGTGAAGCTGCGTGGCACCTGCCAGCACGGCCAGCCTGTAACAGAGCCTATGCCCACCGTCACAGCCGGCGGGCTGCATATCGGCGAGGTGCGGGCCTTCCTGCTCAAGTACTACGGCACCGACTCAACCATCCCATGCTCTGAGCCACTGCATACCGTGACCACCCGGGACCGCTTCGGTCTGGTCACCGTGCGCGGCGAAGATTACCAAATCGTCGATATCGGCATGCGGATGCTCGAGCCCAATGAGCTGTTCGCAGCGCAGGGGTTCCCGGCCGATTACGTGATCGACCACGACGCCACTGGCAAGAGGTTCACCAAGACCGCGCAGGTGGCCCGCTGCGGCAATGCAGTGTGCCCGCCTTTGGCTGCGGCTCTGGTGCGAGCCAACCTGCCAGAGATGTGCGCAGATGCGCAGGTGGAGGCAGCATGATCGACGCCATCACCAACCTGCACGGCATCCAGCTCCCCCAGCACTACCTGGTCGGGCACCACGCCATCAATATGGCAGGCGCTGCCGAACAGCTGGCCCGCATCGAGTGGCACGTCGCCAAGCCGCTGGCCAAGCACTACCTGCACCGCTACCCGGCCAACCACAAGACCGCCAACATCTGGCTGCGCCGGATGGTGGATGCCTGCGCCGCCGCTCAAAGCCGCTTCCCAGTGCCGGTGATCGACCTGCGCAACGACGTGCGCCGCGAGCTGGTTGCCGCCGAGTGGGCGCGCCGCTGCCAGCAGTTGCTGGCGCGGGCCGGTAACGAGTGCACCGCCGCCGAGTTGCTGGCCGATATCGGAGCCCAGGCCAAGGCGTGGCACTTCTGCCCCACCCTGCCGATCCACCCGCGTACCAAGGTAGAACGCCTGCTGGAGCGCCCACTGAGCCAAGAAGAGCGCGACGATCTGGCCGATGAGGTGGACAAGTTCGAAGGGGCCGCCGCCAGCCTGCTGGTGCGCCTGCTCGATGAGTCTTGGTGGCTGCGCAAGATCAATCGCGCCTGGGCCATCTACTGCGAACTGATCGCCATCCTCACCGGCCAGGTGCGCAAGGGGGTAAGCCCCTACGCCAGCGCCCACGCGGTGCGCGAGTTCACCCAGCGCAAAGCGGCACAGCAGGCATGGATGGCAGGCATGAGCGCCGTCAATGAAGAGCTGGGGCAAGAGATTGACCTGGCTGACGCCATCATGGCATCCGTGGCCAACCCGGAGATCCGCCGTCATGAGCTGATGGTGCGCATGCGGGGGTTTGAAGACATGGCGCAGGAGCAGGGCAAACTGGGCCTGTTCCTGACGCTGACCGCCCCCTCCAGCTATCACGCCTGGCGCCAAGGCAGCAAAGACAAGTCGAAGACCTACCAGAACGACGATTTCAACGGCAGCACCCCGACCGACACCAACCGCTTGTTGTGCAAACAGTGGGCCCGCTTTCGGGCGGCGCTGGCCCGTGAGGGGATCATGGCCTTCGGCTTTCGGGTGGTCGAGCCGCACCACGACGGCACCCCGCACTGGCACTGCCTGCTGTTCATCAATCCAGAGCATCAGCGCGACTTCCTGACCCTGCTCGCCTACCACTTCACCGCCACCAACCGGGCCGAGCTCAAGATGCCAAACGGTGCGCAGCTCGATGCCCTGGCTGAGCTGCCCATCCGCAACAAGTTCCCACGCATCAAGTGGCTGCTGAACGTCGAAGACCCGGCCGTGGTGAAAGCTATCAACCCCAGGGTGAACTGGAAGGTGATTGACCCAACCAAGGGTAGCGCCACCGGATACATCGCCAAATACATCGCCAAGAACATCGACGGCCACAAGGTCGGGATGGACTACGAGGCAGAGGCCCCCGTCGACCACACCACCATCGCCGTGGCCGCCTGGGCCAGCTGCTGGCGAATCCGTCAGTTTCAACAGATCGGCGGCCCTGCCGTGAGCGTGTGGCGCGAGCTGCGCCGCTTGGGGGACGAGGTGATCGAGTGGGATTGCATCCTCGAAGCCGCCCGCACCGCCGCAGACAACAACCGCTGGGGCGACTTCATCGACGCCATGGGTGGCATCGACCTGCCCCGCAAGGAGCACCTGATCCGCCTCTCCAAGCGCCTCGATGAAGCCGCCAACAAATACGGCGAGGACGTCCTCAAGCTGATGGGGGTGATCACCGACATCGGCATGACCACCGCGGTCACCCGCACCGAGGGCTGGCAGATAGTGCGCAAGGGTGTCACCGGGCCGGGTTTGGGCGAGCAGCGCGAGCCTGCAGTGGGCGAGCGCAGCGAGTTGCAGTCAGGCGGCGGCAGCCGCCCCCCTCGGAGTTCTGTCAATAACTGTACGAAAGGATCCAAATCGGGGGTTAAAGGATCCACTCTGGCTAAGGAGTTGAGCCGTATGGGTCTTGACATCAGCAACGAAGACCTGCTGCTGCAGGGCTGCATCATCAACGCCGACGGCCAATATGTGCGACTGGTCGGCGATCGGCTGATTGTGACCCGCACCTGGCCGGGTGCTGGCGATGCCGTGGCCGACCAGCTGACCGCCGAGGTCGAGGCAGAACAGGCCAGCAAGCGGGCCGCCAGCAGCGACCAGCTGAAACAGCAGGCCCGCGAGCTGGTGCACTCCGGCGGCAGCGTGACCGAGTGGCTGGCCGCCATGCCGCTGACCAAGGCCGAAGAGGCGATCGCCATCTTCACCCGCCTGCTGGATGACGAAGAAGACCGGGCCAGTTACCAGCCAACCGAACAGGAGCAGGCCCGCGTCGCGAGCATGCAAGCCGACAACGACCGCCATCAGGCGGAGATTGCCAAGGCGCGGGCGCGCCTGGGCGTGGAGTGAGGAGAAGGAATCGTGAACTGCATTGATTTATTTGCCGGGCTTGGTGGTTGGTCAACAGGGGCCGTGCAGGCTGGATGCACAGTGTTATGGGCTGCCAACCACTGGCAAGAGGCGGTGAAGTGGCACAGCGCCAATCACCCGGAAACAGACCACGTATGTCAGGATTTGAAACAGGCTGACTGGTCGCTGGTGCCATCCCACGATCTGCTGCTCGCCTCACCATGTTGCCAGGGCCACAGCAAGGCGAGAGGAAAGGCAAACGGTAACCCGCAGCACGACGATAGTCGCGCGACTGCATGGGCTGTCGTTGACGCTCTGGAGTTTCACCGCCCACCCGTCGCCATTGTCGAAAATGTGGAAGAGTTCATGGCCTGGCCGATCTATCCGGCTTGGGCTGCTGCCCTGCAAGCGCTGGGTTATTCGCTGGCGCCACATGTAGTCAACTGTGCAGATCTCGGGGTGCCGCAAGAGCGCATCCGCCTGTTTATGGTCTGCACGTTGTCAGTCTCACCGTTGTTCCTTGAGCTCCCGAAGATGCCGCATGTTCCAGCCTCCAGCTTTATAGACCTCAATGCCGGGAAGTGGTCATTGGTAGAACGCCCGGGCCGAGCTGCTGCCACCCTGGAGCGCGTGAGAAATGGCCGTGATGCTCATGGAGATCTGTTCTTGATGAGTTACTACGGCAACAGCAAGTCAGGCCGGAGCTTTGATCGGGCCATTGGCACAATCACAACCCGCGACCGCTGGGCCATCGTGAATGGCGACCATATGCGGATGCTGACTGCTGATGAAAACCTGCTGGCCATGTCGTTCCCTGCCGATCTCAAGCGCCCGAAGAACCATCGCCTGACTGTTCACATGGCTGGTAACGCCGTGCCTCCGCTGGCCGCTCGCCACATCATTGAAGCCGTAAAGGCTGCCGCATAGTGCAGAAGGGGAAAAGCATGCACCACGAACTGAAAATTCTGCCGGCCTACTTCCAGCCGGTACTGGACGGCGCCAAGCCGTTCGAGATCCGCGAAAACTCAGACCGCAACTTTCAAGAGGGTGACACCGTCACCCTCAAGGAATGGAACGGAAAACGCTATACCGGCCGCGCAGCAAAATTACAGATCACCTTCGTCACCGACTACGCCCAGCAGCCAGGGTTTGTGGTATTCGGGATGAAGGCTGTCGAAGATAACGCTGGCCGCCCTTCAAAGGAGGAGCTTGAGCTGCTGGCTGCGGCACTGACTGCGCAGGCTCGAGAGCTTAGAGACTGCGGGCCGGAAGAGTGGTCATCGTTCAGCGACATGGTCGAGGGCGCGCTCAACAATATCCGGGTCGATGTGGGGGTGTTGCATGACTGACATCATCAACCGCGGCGAGGTAGAGCGCCTACTGCCGCTCTGCCAGCAGCTCTGGCCAACCATCAAGCAGCACCCGCCGGGATCGGCGGGGCGTGCCGCCATC